TGCATTTTTGATGCTGTCGAGGAATCCAGTTGTTTCAGACGCCTTTATGGCGCTGTTTGATCCAAAAAGAAGGAAGGGTGGTAGGTGTCCTGAGAAATTGGGTGATTATGTGCAGGAATATGAAATGGACGAGCTCCATATGAAGATAACTTGCCGCCCAGGTGCATTGGTGGATTCAGATCCTGAATCTATAGAGTCAACACCCTCAGGCAAGGGGAAGGCAGTTGCCGGTCTGAAACGAAAATCCTTGACACGTCCTCGTTTAGTTGAAGGAAGACCTACGTGGAACTCGAAGCGAGAGGCATTGCCGTACAATTTCTTGCACGACCTAGGGCACTACGACTATCCTTCGACTGATCCTTCAGTGCAGGAATATGAGTTTATCAAGCCCATAGGTGCAAGACCCCCAACCCCTGCTTCACAAAATTCGGATTTTAAATGTGGGCGCCCATACGAGAGAGGGGTCCCTTTTGAAATTCATGAGTTACATGAACAACTGGATGCGATGAAAGGCAGAATGCCACCCGGAAAGGCTGTTTTCCCTATTGCCCCACCACGTTCAGAATCTGCCCCTTCTGTATCTCCGATATCTGAAGAAGGTAGAGATCCCCCTACATCTGAAGAAGGATCTGAGCAGTGCTCTGAAACTTCAAAATCTGATGTAAGCGCTCAAATCAAAGTGAGGACAAGTGTTAGGAAGACCAGGGCCCAACGAGCTCTGGCGCGGGAAATGACGAACCGGCGCAGCGATCCATTGGGACGTGTTTTCACTCGTAGTGATCACATGGACAGGTTGCAGATGTGTGATGACCATGACAATGACGGCCTGGCTATATTTCTTGGAAATTTATCACAGGCAGATGATTCACACCCTGCAAAGGATGCCAAAGATGTTCCTTCAAAGGTCAAGAACGGAGCCACAAGAGAAGGCTGCACCTGTCTGCCTGAACTACCTTTTGAATTGTGGTATTTCGGAAATGTGCCATATTATGGCCCTGGCTGCATAGTGTGCAATGCAGATGGTGGTTCTCCAAAACGCTGCTACTGTCAGTTTGCTGGAATAGTGGAACATGGTGTTGGTCATCCCACCCTCCTCAACGATGCCCTACAAAGTGGAACAGAACTTGTAAGGAACATTGCCGACGTACCTGAGGGTTCGCGCTTTGTTGTGACGCAGGGGGCGATGCAGGAAATTCCGACACACCTGAAGGATAGAATTTTGCTGATAGTGACACCTGGATTCAATTTGCGTTCTGTAAACCATGCTGTACTGCCATACTTGAGGCAACATTGGTATGTTGATACAAATCAAGTTGGTAGATCACTGATAGTCG